CATTGATTATGCCGCACGCAAACATGGCAATGGGTCTACTATAGTCTGTCAACCAAGACTCTGGGGCCTATAATGCCAAGTGGCGCAGGGGTGTGAATAGAGCAAGACCAACTAGATGGAGCAGGACACCCCGGGGTGGCAACAATCAGGCCAACATACATTGGGTTGATAATGTGGCCCCAAAAATAATGAAAAATATGTATATTGTTGAGAATTGCAATGGTAGTGTATTGGGGATGTTGACCTTCGTTGAGAGAAAGAGGGCAATATTCCCCGAGCATTTCCTCAAAATATGCCAAAACTCGGCTGGAGATAGCGAAGAGGATATCTTTATGGTGATAAGGAAGAGTCCAGATTCGCCACCAATAAAGATTTTGACTAAGGAAATGGTTATGGTGAGGGATTGGTCTGACATGGATAAAGATCTTGTCATGATGGACCTTAATAATTCTTCCCTACCACTACACGCCAACATAAAACAACATTTCATTAACCCTATCCATGGCAATCGGCTGATGCTTTCAGGCAGGTTCATGGTCACATTCATGAACCCAAGGAGGTGTCATACTGCTGACAATATGGTTGAGACCCTTGATTCGGGGGTTGAGATTGCCGAGGCTAAGGTCGCCGCCTATGTACCAGTCAAAGACGAAAAACCAAAGTTGGACTGCCTTGTCTATAATATCCCTACCAAGAAAGGGGATTGTGGCAGCCTAGTTTTTGTTGGTGATAAGATAGCCGGCGTCCATGCTCATGGAAATGGAGTAACTGGGCAGGCTTCCAGGGTCGATCTTATACTCCTTGAAGCAGCCTTTGAAGGTCCTGATGAGTTGACTGCGGAACCTCCAGAAGTGTTCACGCCCTTTGAACACACAAAGGTTCTTACTAGCTCAAATCAGGCCTATGATCCAGAGGTCCATTCTGGTGCAGCCCTTAGTGTCATGAATCCACCTCTCTCAACTAGGGTCAAAGAAGACCTTGAGAGGTGGAATCCAAATGGACCAATAAAGCCCACAGTTTTCCCAGTGGTAACAAAGGATAATTATCCCGTGGCTCGATCAAACTATATGATCGTTGATGAAGAAATAGATCAAGAAAAGTTTGAGAGGGCTGAAATGATTCTTGGTGATAGAGTATTGTCCCTGCCAAACACTTCTCCTGTCAAAGAAATACTCACTCCAATGGTTGCTATACTTGGAGAGCCAGGAGTCATTGAACCACTTGATCATAGTACCAGTCCTGGTTTTTCGTTGGCTCAGATACCAGGGGGTAGGTCTTCGTTCTATACTGTAGACCAGAATGGTGCCGGCTATCCAGGTCCTGAGTACGAAAATGTATTACAAGAGTGGAA